ACATATGGTTGAAATTTAAGACGTACGTCTGAACTTATAAACACACAGTCGGTGAACCTTTTCAACCTGTTTCCGAAGTTGCGGAAGCATAATTTTCTACTCGGTATTTTACAAATTTTATGGAAATTGTATGACAATTTTAATTTCATGTTTATAGACCCCTTTTTTAACTTTCGATAATTCTCTTCGTCTTTTGCCCTGTTCTTGTAATTTTCTTGAATCAGCTGACAATAACATATCAGATTCTATTTTAGTTATATTTTCGAACGAATAATCGACCACTCTATGGGTTAATGCCCAACGAAAAAAATTAAGTTGACCTACGGTAGTAACAAAACCATCTTCTCTATCCGAATAGGTTTTAATATCTTCTTTATTTTCCAAATTTAATGTTGAATTATCAATTATGTTAAAAAAGATCCTTTTACGCCGACAAAAAGGGTCGAAAAGACGTTTAGAATAGGCCTTTAGCTGGTTCTTGTAATCTAGCTATATACTAAAATTTTTTACATTTCCGTTTTTTATAATTTCGTATCTTATATCATTTTGTTTAGCATAGTTTGTTACCAACCAATCTAAAAGTCTTAAAGAAATTGATGTTTGTTGTCTTACTATAGGTAATATTAGTTCTTTGTTACCATCTTTGTTATAAAAACTTTTAAGTGAATTAAGTAATAACTCATTCTTATCCTTTATTAAATCTTTATCTAAACTATCTAATCTAGACATTTTTAAACGATTGGGAATAATATCATTCATTATGTTTTATACAAATTGTAATTTTTAAGTTAATTTAAACTTAATTAAATTAAATAATTATTTAATTATTTAATTAAATTGTTTATAATAAGTAATGAATTCTAACGAAGTTGTATTTACATTTTTAATCTGTATTTTATTATTTTTAACCTTTAATTACTGTAACAATAGATTATCCAATGAACACTTTTATAACCCCAAATTAAAATTTGCACAAAAGATTAAACCAGTTAACCCAAATTAGCAACACATTTCATTACAATGTATATAACAGATCCCAATAGTGCACCAATTAAAGAACCAATAAGAGTTGTTTTACCATCTTGCATTACAGCAGGAAGATAATTCCGCAACATTTCAAAGAAAAAATTACTACTGAAAATAAGAATTAAAGCAAATACAACTACAGTAGATTTATAATCTGTTTCCTTTAATCCGAAAAATTCCTTTTTACCCAATGTTGGTTTTACAGGTTCACTAAATCCTTGACCAGCACCACCCACAAACGGCGGTTTATCGTACCCCTTAGAATCGTCAGCCTGCCTCATCCCAGAAGGCATGTTATGTTGTCCTGGCATTTGAGCAAAATTAGCCGCTGGTCTTAAACCGTCCTGACTCGTATTTAAAGGGTTTGGAGGACCTTGACCTTGACTTCTCATTGGTCCTCCTTGGTTATTTAAAGGTACCTGTCCCGGAGGACTGCCATTATTTTGTTTCTTGAAAGGTAGATCATTGATATCGGTAGACTTGTCCATTTATTAACCTTAAACAATATATAATCAATTATTTTACGCACTAATTTTTTATATTAAAATTATTAAAATATTTGTTATTATTAATGGATTTATTTCAAAACCAAAGTTTTTTACAAAATTTTTCATGCAATTCATACCCTTTACAATTTAATAACACTATGTTACCGCCAGAATTTAAAAATAGTTTTGAAGATAGTTTTGAAGATAGGTTTGAAGATAGTTTTGAAAATTTAATTAAATACGAAATACAACCCATTTGTCCATTAAATGAAGGAAGCACCGCGAAGCAAAGCTTCACCGCTTCGCGGCGGAAGCAAAGCTTCACCGTACTTGACACAATTTCACCAATCGATAAACTTTGGTATGAACGTTATGATAGTTTTGATAGTTCTAGACTTACGGTTGACGACAAAGGGAAAATTATAATAAGTTATAGATTTAACGAAGGAGGCTTTACAGACAACCACAAAAGCATGATAAGAAATGCTATGAATGTTCATGAACTATCAGGGGTAATTAGATTTATACCGTGGGTAGAAGGAGATATTGATTATCTATGGGTTTATGGAAGACAACAAATAGGTGGGTGTTATTCTCATGTTGGCAGAAAAGGAGGTTGGCAAACACTTCATTTACAAACAGATGCGTGTATGTGGTTAGATGGTGTTGTTCATGAATTAGGGCATGCTATAGGGTTTTATCATGAACAAAATCGTTTAGACCGTGATGATTATATAAGAGTAAATTACGAAAATATTGAAAGAACAGGAAGAGGACAATACTTAAAGTCAACATCTAGTGATACACTTGGGTTTCCATATGATTATAATAGTAATATGCATTACAGAAGTTGGATGCATTCCTTAAATAGACAACCAACTATGACTCCTATTAATCCTGACGGAAGTACTATAGATATATATCTTGGTGGAGAAGTTCCAGCATGGAGTGAGAATGACCTAGAACAAACGAGAGCACTATATATGTGTCCAGGTATGATACGCCGCTTTGAAGATATGCACGGCTCCGCCGCGGCAACAAAGTTGCAGTCAGTTGCAGATTACTGTAATGATGACTGCCCATGCTGGGAAGGGAAGGGTGATTGTGATTCTGATGTACAATGTCAAGGAGACTTGGTATGTGAATTTGGAAATAATGATGATGAAGTGTGTCGTAAGGAAGAGTCACGGTGTTCGCAAAATAAACCATGTCCAGTTGGTATAGGAGGTTGTAATATGAATGATGATTGTGAAGGTTCGGCAATATGTAATAATAGTATATGTACAGCGTTACGTCCTACATTACGCCCGAATACCAATTTATGGAAAAGAAGAAGACCAAAAGGTTTAAGAATTACTTGATTAAAAAGTGTTGTTTTCCATTAAAACGTTACTTGGTATAACATTACTAAGTTCTTCTATTTTAGTTATTTTGGCATCTTTACGATCTATATATAAATTATACAACCATAAACAAATAAGAGTTAAAATAGTAACAAAACATAAATTTATAAGTAAACCTATACTATTAACTTTACTGTTAACTTTACTATTTTCTTTAATTTCAGGTATTTTAACTATTTTTTCGGGTATTATAACTATTTCTGGTATTTTTTTAATTTCTGGTATATATACTAGTCGAGGTCTTACCATTTATATGACAAAACCTTTTTTACTATTGTAAGAAACGCAATTTATTAAACAAATTTATCACATAAATTTATCTGTGATAAATTAAGGTAAGCGCGGAAGTAATCTTAAAAATAATTATATTAATTTAGTAAATGAATAAAGTTCGTGAATATAATTTAATGTTGAAGAGGAATGAATTTTATAATTTAGAAATGAAAGGTCTTATGAAAGGTAAAAAATTATCCGATCTTAATTCAAGAGAGTGTGGTGATTATGCTTTTTTGTCAAAAAAAATTTACAATACAGACCAGTCTAATAGATTTAAACAAACAGATAAACAAATAGAGTCTATTAAAAATATGAACAAAAAAATCGAACAAAATAAATTAGACGAAATTGTTAAAGAGGAAAAAAGAAAAATTAAAGAGGCTGACGAAGAACTTGAAGCTAATCGTTATTCTATAATAGAATCGGGAGATGAAAATTCGGGAGACGAAGAAATTTCAGGAGACGAAATTTCGGGGTAACGTTTGTATTTATCTACCCAATGTTTATTTCTATTTTTAAAATCTAAATTTTTTGATTTTTTACTGTTTAATTTATCTATTTTAATTTTCAAATGTTTAATTTTTGCTTCAAAATATTCTAATTTATTTTTATCATGGTTAGTCCATGAATATTTAGATTTATTCAATGTGTGTGTTCTTATAGCACACATTTTAAATAAATTTTTCCATTTTACATTTTTGGGTACTATTTCTGTATCTGAATAATGTTTTATATTTGTACATTTATATTTTTTAGGGTCTAAAATATTATGAACTTTGTCCCAACCCTCATATTCTCCTAATTTGCAATTAAAATAAGTTAAATCTATATTATGAATACTTTTTTCCGTTATTTGTTTACTATGGGGAAACAATGATCTATAATATTTTATTAAAATTTTATGTTGTCTACAGTATTTTAAAAAAAAACTATTACACGAACTTAAATTAACCAAACTCTTAATATCCGTATTTAAAAAATCTAATATAAGAAACAAATAATCGTCCGACAATAATGTTAACGACATCGTAATATATTTCTTATTAATATCTTATTTTTAAGTAAATGTTAACCATATATACCGTATTTCCAGGTTTATTGTCTGTTTGGTTAATAATGACTATAATTTTAACTCACAAAAGAGATTATCTAAAGGATTAATTATAAAGGTTTAAATTAAAAAAATAATATATAGGTAATATTAAATGGATAATAATTATTCCAAAGCATCCAGTCTACAAGGATTTCAAACATCTCCTTTTTACAACATTAATAATTCGCAAAACAATAATAGTCAACTTACTGGCGGGTTTGATAGCGCTCAAGCTGTTTCACATCCAACCGAAAAGATCACCCAAGGTAGACATATCTTTGTAGTTGATTCAAGACAAAGAGATTGTAAAGTATATCCAACTCCAAGTAATTATAAAATTGCAATCGACCAAATATATAAAAATGTTACAAGTATTGAATTAAAAGGGGCAATTTTACCTAAAACTTCATACGGTATTCATAATTCAAATAATGTAATTGATTTTAGTATAGGTGACTCCATATTATCTATTCAAGTTAAAGATGGTGGTGGACCTTATACATCTATCCCTACCGTTACTATAGAAGCACCTCAAAATGGCGGAGTAACCGCAACAGCTACAGCCGTATTAAATGCTAGCGGAAAAGTTCAAAGTATTACAGTAGATACTGGAGGGTCTGGTTATACTGCAAGCAAACCTCCTAATGTTTATATTTCAAAACCTACTACTATCAAAGGTTCTATTACTGCAACTGCTATAGCTCAAGTTGGAACTCTTTACTCAGCCTACCTAAGACCTGGAAATTATACTATAGGAGGAAATAATGTTGCCGGAACTACAGTAATCCCTTCTGGTTTACTTTTGGAAATACAAAATGCTATGAATTATGCAGTTAATGGTGGAGCTTACAATCCTGCAAGCGTAAGCCCTTTTGCTATAAGGGTTGTGAGCCAATATCCAACTATAAATGCTGTAGCAGGAACACCTGAAGCATTTGCATCTAATTCTTGTTATTATAATAGAATACAGTTTATAAATATAAATTCGTCAGATTGGGAAATGTTGTGGTGTTCTGGACCCAATAGCGGAATATCTGCAAGAAGAGTATTAGGGTTTCCTTGGGTTGACCAAGTTATTTCAACTGCAACTACAGCTATTGATCCAGGCGCAGGGGTAATAATTCCTGCTGGAACAAGTTATAGGGCGTTATATGATTATGATCTAAGTGATGATCCTAATTACACAATTCTTTCATTTTGGGCTGTAGCTGAGGAATCTTTTGAAAGAATTGAATCTAAGGTTAAAGGTGGTGGTGGTGGTGGATATGGTTTAAATAGAGCTTTTGCTACTATGGTTTTTGATGGTAATTGCCCAGATAATCTAAATGATTTAAATGGTACTACCACTAATGTAGGTGGTGTTGATTATTTAGAAGGATTGGTTACAAAAGGTGCGTTTTATACTAAACCTGGAACTACAAAAGCTCTTAAGGGGTTTGATTTTGATAAGAAATATTTAGAATTTAGTCCACCTATTGGGAAATTGAGTTATCTTAACATCAATTTTACAACATTTGGTTCCGAAACTGGAGGATTACCTAACTTATATGATTTTCAAGGTAGGGATCATTTATTGATTTTTGAATTTTTAGCCTCAGATAACAAAACTGGTAATAGATGGAGCTAATATGATTTCCATGCCCATATAGTTAAACCCATAGTTAACACAATAATTAATGTTACTATAACGTCGATGATTATAGGATTTGTTTCTGTTTTGAAATCACTATTTTGTATACCTAATGATACTGTTGACGTATATCTTGCAAGGAAATATATTATTATTAATGTTAATTGAATTAATAAAACAATCCCAAACACTACTGTATTTTTTGTTTTATCACTGACCATTTATTAATTAATAAAGATTTAAATTTCAATT